AAGAGATAAGATAGAAGAGAGTAAGGGAATGGACGACGGGGGGCAAGGGCGGGGTTGACATCTGACGGAAAGTATGGTATAATGAGTCATGGCCGGAAGTGGTTGTAGAATCAACGACTTACGGGGAGTCGCCCGTTCCGAAATCGTCCGACGTCCTCCGACTTCATCCGACGAGACACGACAGCGTCCGACACCATTGGCTATATTCATAGAGATAGTTAAACATGAATAAGCTAAATAAGACTCAAAGACAAAGGAATTACTTCAACTCAATCGAGAAGATTAAGAAGAAGTTAAATGCTAATCCAGAGAGTATTAAACCATATAGTCGTCGAACAGAAAAAGAGAGATTAGCACGCGATGCCGCTCAGAAGGAATACAACGAACAGCAGAGAGCAATCGCTACAGCCAAATGGAAGGCTGAGGGAATTCAGTTAAGAAAAGAATTAGATAAATTGTTTGAGCCTCGTTTAGAATTAGAGGCAGAATAGGACAGGTGCTGAAATGACAGAGCCACCGGGTAATTAGAAAATTAGAACATAACTTAAAAAGAAGACTTAAATGGGTGGTCAGGCTTGGCCGTTCCCTGAATTGAATATCGAAAGAACGGCCTGCATTTGATTGAATGGCTCGTTGGTTGTCACTGAACATTAATAGCTGAGATAATAAAGTTGAATCAGCTTCCAGTGAGCCATTCAATGAGGTGCAATGTCTTGGTTGTGTAGTTGTGGATTAGTGAACAGTGGGACAAACAAACATTGCCCAGGTTCATTACAGAAAGATAGGAAATGGAAAGGAAAAGAGCATAAACAAGTATCAGTAAATAGTCCAGATTGGGTAATGAGTTATCTGGCAGCAAAGGAACTAAGTATGACTCCACAAGAAGAACTGTTCGCCAAGTTCTACAATCATGAAAAGGTTCTTGTCCCAGACATGGACCATATTCAATTGAGAGAACATCGCGAAGAGTTACAGAAGATTGCATTTGAGGCAAAAGCTAGACTCATCGCAGTAGACGATGAGATAAGAGAAAGGAAAGCTAAGACTTCAAACAAAGAATGGTTAGTTACTGACACACAACAACCATATGATGTGTCTCAGGCAATTAACATCGTTAAGACTCGTGCCGCTCGCATGAATAAGATGGATAAGCTGAGAGACCAGTTAGTTAAGGCTGGAATTGACGAAGCTACCATCAAAGAGATGATTGGCGGTCTTGAGAAGAAAGCAACGGATGGTAAACTCAAGACTGTTACATTCAACAAGCCAAGCATTGAAGTGAGTGCAGTTCAGGTGAAGGAAACGGCGAATGGAGTTAGTGAATCGTTCAATCCAGCTAGTCTAAAGTTTGGTGGATAAAAATGGGTAGGGAAAATAAAAATTTATTTTGTGATAATTGCAGCAAACTACTATCAGGAAGACATAAGTATGAAGAAAAAGGTTATGAGGCAGATTTCTGCTCTCAAGAATGTTTAAATGATTGGATTGAGAGTGAGATAATCCATTCGTGTGGTGGAACATTAGGAGAAAATGGGATGTTTATCCCAAACTGTGGTAATAAAGGAAAGTGTCTACTTGGAGTAGAAAGGTAGCCATGAAAATTAAGGTAGAACCTTTCTTGATGAAGAAAGGTAATCGAGTAGCAAAAGCAGCTATTGAATTTGACAGTGGAATCCTCGCCGGTTTTCACATGGTTGGATTCACTATCTGCGATGACAAGGAAAAAGGATTGTTCGTCTTATTTCCTGCTAGCATCGTCCGTAAAGATGAGAATGGAGCAACTAAGCCTTTCTTCTTCTTACGACCAAGTAACGATGAAGACTTAGGTAAACTGGAAGGAGCAATACTAGACATTTATGAAAGCATGACAGGATTCAATACGCCGAAGATAGCAAAGAAGGAGTAGCAATGGCACTAAGCTCAATTATCAAATTGACTTGTGACCAGTGCGGTAAGATTGCTGTTGAGAAGAGTAGAATTAGTTTTGGAACATCAAAGCTAATTACATTAGAATGTGGTCATGTTATTACTGAGTCAGTGATGACTAGTGATAACGTGGCTACAGTTCTCAACAACACTACGCTCTGGAAGTTTCAAGTCGATGGGGTAGAGTTTCTTGAGCGTTCAAATGCCAGAGCATTACTCGCTGACGAACAAGGATTAGGTAAGACAGTCCAAGTATTGGCATTAGTTAAGTTACATCAAAAAGAATTAACGCCATGCGTGGTTGTTGCACCGTCGTCAGTAACCAACCAATGGCACACTGAAATTAGAGAGAAGTGTGGTATTCAAGGTTTTCTAACGCAAGTTATTAAAAGCGGTAAGGAGCTAGCCGCTCCCGGATTTGACATCTATGTTACCACTTATGACTTGCTAAAGAATGAGAAGTGTTTTGACTTAGTCAAGGATGACATTAAGTTAGTTATCATTGATGAATGCCAACGTATCAAGAATCATCTCTCAGACCGAGCAAAAGCAATTCAAAAGATATGCAAGAACATCGAGCATATCATACCACTATCTGGCACTCCAATCAAGAATCATGCCGGTGAATACTTCACGGTCTTAAATCTCATAGCACCTAGAATGTTTCCACACTATAACACTTTCATTGAGAGAGAGTGTGATAGCTATAATAATGGATGGGGCTATAAGGTAGGTGGATTAAGACATCCTGAAGTATTTCACGAAAAAACAAAAGACCTTATCATTAGGAGAACGAAGGATGAAGTCTTGCCGGATTTGCCAGACAAGACAAGAAAGTTCTTTCACTGTGAATTAGATAGGAGATTGAATAAAGCCTACGCCGAAGCATTACAAGAGTTAGAGGATGCTTACTATAACGATGATAGTGCATTCGCTAAGCAGTCATGTATACTAGCAATCATGACTAAGATGCGTCAGGTTACAGGCATTGGTAAGGTAACACAATGCGTAGACTTCTTAACTGAATTCATCGAAAGTAATGACCGTAAAATTGTAGTATTTGCTCATCATCATGTAGCAGTTCACATGCTGGTAGAAAACTACAATAAATGGGCAGCAGAGAATGGTCAAGAGAGATGCTTAAATCTTCAAGCTGGTTCTGGAGATGAAAAGCAAAAGGTAGTTGACCAATTCAAGAATGATGGCTTCAGAGTAATGGTAGCCAGCACACAGGCAGCGGGTGAAGGTCTTAATCTTCAATTCTGTAGTGATGCTGTAATGTTAGAGAGACAATGGAATCCACCAAACGAAGTTCAAGCTGAAGATAGGTTTCATAGGTTTGGTCAGATTAACAAAGTAAGTATCACGTATATGATTGCAACTGAAACCATAGATGAATACTTCACTGAGTTAGTTGAATCTAAACGAGCAATTATCGCAAGCACGATGGATAACAAAGAGATACAGTGGGACCAAAACTCACTGATGTCAGAATTAGCTAACATCTTAGTTACGACAGGTAAAAAAGCATGGAGTCTGAAGTAATTGAGTCTAAAGTATCTATAGACAAGTTTTATTTAATAATTTCTAGAACTTGTGATGGTTGTGGTAATCATGTATCTCTTAAATTAAAAGATACTTTGCCATTAGCATCAGAAGTATTAGAGATAGAAGAAGGGCTAGGTGGTATGTTTTGTATTCAAACTAAGATAGTAGAATTACAATTGAATACAATAACAGAGGTTCAAGAGGTTTAAGTATGACAAATCTAAACGCAGTTAACATTGGACTAAATAAGTATTGCGGTCCAGCCGTTCTTTCGATACTAACAGGTAAAAGCACAGATGAATGTGCTAGAGTGATTAGCTTAATCAATGGTAAGTATACTATCGAGGGAGTAGAACTCAAGCACTTACTCGAAGCCGCTAGTAGATTGGGATATGATTGTGAATCAATTATACCGGCTTCGACATTGTTTGGCTCACTGGTGCGACTAGCAAATAATGATGGTATCTACATCGTCACAGTCACAGGACATTTCATAGCAATTGAAGTGAATAACAAGAAGATTTACTTTTGTGACAATCACACAAAAGAACCAATGCCAGCCGCTAGTTCAGCTAGACTTCAACAGCAGGTCAAAGCTGTCCACAAAGTTATCAAACGGCAAGAACCCGTGTTAATAAAGTCAAAGATAGTTGCAAAGAAAACATTAACAATGGATGAGGGTTATTGCACAGTACTTATTACTGAACAGATAACATATGACATTGAAAAGTATAACAAAACAAATACTATTGGATGGGTTCGATTCAATACAGAAGCAGACTTTACTGAATTCGTATCTAACTTAACTAAGGAGTAAAACAATGAGCAATCTACGGTTAGTGTATGCTAATGAGTCAGAGCCAATCGTTACACCACCTGACATACAGAAGGCTTTAGATGATTGGCGTACAATCAATTTAAATCCATTTCGATGGGCTACATTCGAGACAGAGCAATTTGAGAATCAGCGTATAACCCATGTACGATGGGGACATATTCATTTTGATGGCTTTAAAGAAATTGCAATACAGACGATTAACTACACACTCCTTCTAGATGGAACTGTATATGTATCCAAATATACTCATGTTTAATCCATGGACTGTCATCTATGTAAAGTATGGTGATACACTATACAAAGAGTATCGTATCATTTATCTGAGAAGAATATGATTATCCAACCGAGAGGACATAAGCGTATTGGAAGTAGCGCCGCTCTGTTAACTGCCGTTCGTAAAGAGGTTGAGCTAATAGCGGCTAGATACAACTGTTCAAAGTCATATGTCATTGCAACCATCTTAGCAGACGCATTGAATATCCATCAGCAGGAGGGTTATTATGAAATCGCTCAGGGAAATAAGAGACGAACTCGTTCGGGAAGGGGCAAAGGTAAGATTGTTAGAATTGAATCAAGAAAGAAACGTGCTTCTTAAAATTATTGAGTATGATAGTCAGAAGAAGAAAGCCATTCGTCAATACATAGTTAAGAAGCATAAGAGTAGTAAGAAAGGATTCAAATACAATGGAACTCACTGGACTCAGAAGCCTGAGAACAGAGAGAAGCTTCTAAGAATGTGTCGTAAAGGAGCAAAGACTAAGAATGGTTAATTGTCCTGAATGTAAATGGAATTATCCATCTAATACTTATCTTTCTGCCATGATGGTGAATGGTAATTACAGTCCATCCATCTGTGGTATCTGTGCATTAGAGCTTGGTAATCGTTTGCATGGTATTCCTCGCACTCAATTTATGGGTGAGCAGGCTGAGGAGATGAGACAGAAAGCTATTAGATGGAGACAGAATAATCCAAAGTATGGACCGGAGAGCGTAAATGGATAAAGTTAACATAGTATTTGATATGTCTAAGTATGATTTGTTTCGCTTATGCGAAGCAAGATTCAACTATAGACATAACCTGAACATTGGCAAGCCAGGTAAACCACAACAGATGGAGAGGGGTTCTCTCTGCCATGTTGGAAACGAAGTCTATTATCAAGCATTGAAAGATAGTAAACCTTACGGAGAAGCCGTAAACATGGCGTTAAGTAGAATCCGTGAAGCTGGTGTGGTATCTACTGACTTGGACAATGACATAATCAATCGCTGTATTGATGTAATGGAAGAGTATTACGACTATTGGAGAATAGCAGACCAGGGCTTTGAGATTAACGCAGTTGAGCAACCATTCATGTTTGAGTTATATGTTAGTGATGATGTTAGAATCTTTCTCGCCGGAAAGATTGACTTAGTTACTAGCGATAACAAATATGAAAACGAACCTATGGACCACAAGACCTACGACAGAACATACGACGTAGGTAGAATGAATAACCAGTTTAAGTGTTATGCCGTGGCGACTGGTAGTAACTATCTTACAGTTAATAAGATTGGTTTTCAGAAGACACTCAAGCCACACGAGAAATTTGTCAGAACTAAGCTCACGTTTGACCCTCTCATCTTAGATGAGTGGAAACAGAATGTTACTAATGTCCTTCTAAATAACTATCTGACATGTGTGGCTGAACAGAAGTGGCCGATGAATGAAACGTCGTGTGAAAAATATAATAGGCGCTGTGAGTTTTATGAGATATGTGATGCTTCTGGTCTACCAGCTAAGAACTGGGCTATCAACAGTAACTATATAAAGCTAGAACCGTGGGATGTTACAAGAGTAATGAAGAAATCATCTGTATTAATTGAAGAAGAGAAAAAGAAAAGGGAAATCGCCGAAGGCGAGGCATCCAATGCCGAAATCACCAAGTCACATTCACCGGCTGAAGAGACATAAATATCCATCTGGTAACGCCATTTTCTTTTGTACACTACCCGATTGTCACTTCAAGATTGATGTGCCGTTGGCTCTTGGCAAGAGAACACTGTGTAACATTTGTGGTGTTGAGTTTATTATGAATGAATACACAATTAAACTAACGAAGCCTCACTGTCCTGATTGTGGTAAAGTTAAGATTAAAGATGTAGATGGTAAAAGTCGATACATCAAGAAGGTTGACAATAGAATACTTTCAGCAGTAGCTAATGAAACTAGTCAAGATTTGCGTTCACGTCTTGATAACATCATTAGCCCTGTGCTGGAAGATGATATTTAGATTTAGACATATAAGAAAGAAAAGAGAAAATTGTGAAAGCTAGTGAATTAATCCTCGAAACACAATCATCCCTCCTACTTAAAGGTCCATTCGGGCATGGTAAGACACTTGCCGCTGCGACCTTTGCCTTAGATGGTCCCATCTGGATAGCTTATTGGGATAAGAAGAAACCAGTAGAGCTATATCACTTCTTCCACCATATAATCAAACGTCCAGACTTACTAGCCAATATAGAATATGATGTGTATACATCACATAATGCTAATGAGTATCTCAATAAACTATTTGACTTATCTCGTGATTGCCGCTATTTTGCTTGCATTAATGATTCAGTTACCAATATGACTAGCGGTGCTGTCAATTGGTCATTAGGATTTAGACCTAGTAAATTAAAAGGTAAAGATAAGATAATGCCAGATTTCGACGAGTATAAGGTTGAGACTTCATTAGTTGCACAAGCCCTTGATATCTGCAAGGCACTACCCTGCCACATAATTTGGACCTGCCATCCTGTTCCATCCATTAGAATTGAAGGCTCTGGCTCTTCAATCAAAGTTACTAAAACAAATCCCATTGTCACATATGGTGCTAAGGTAGCTGGCATTGTGCCAGGAAATTTCTCTGAGATTTATCATTTCTCTAAGACTTCAACATGGGATAGTGTTACTGGCAAGAACGCTATCAGATATATAGTAGACACTGAAGCTATTGGTGATGACTTTGCCAAATCAAATCTTGGTCTGAAAGGCCAGTTTGATATAACTGATAAGCTCTTCTACGAAGTTTGGAAAGAAAAAGTTAAACAACTAAAGGAGGAACTAAAACATGAAGTAGCAGCACACGAAAACAAACCTATCAATCCATTCTCTACTAATCCATCCGAACAACCAACAAACCAACCAACAAACTGGAGAACCTAGACAATGAGAAAAATTCTCACACCAGATGACCTGAAGAAAGGTGATTTGGCAGAACCAGGCTGGCATCCTATGGAAATCGTTGATTATGAGGAGAAGCCAGCAGATACCGATGCTTCTACTAACTGTATTTTTCACTTTAAGATTATTGATGGACCACATAAGGGCATTAGCCCACAGAAGTTATTCAATGAGAAAGCCTTGGGATTTGGCAAGTCTCTGTTTAAGGCATTGAACTTCCCATATGACCCGGAGAAGGGTTATGATTTAAGTACTGAACTTTTCCGCCAGACCATAGGGCATAAGGTTCAGGGATATATCAAGAGAGGTAAAAGCAATAAGGGCAATGAATTCAATGACATTGTTGACTTCAGGCC